TTTAACTAATTTTTCTTGTCTTAGTTTTTTAATCTTACCTGTCTCTGAGTCAGGCATGTCTGTTGTAATTTTTGCTACAAAATATTTCTCGTCCATATTAATTATTTTGATAAATAATCGGAAAGTTTTTTCATTAAATCAATAGACTGAGACGCATCTCTTTGAGCTTTTAGTTCTTTTTCTTCTTGGATATTCTCCTCGTACTTATATCTATCCTTTTCATCTTTGAAAAGATAAGCTCCAGGTGTTGATGGGGAGGATACAAGGTCAAAACAAATTAATTCAAAATCTTTTTGGACTTCGTTTTGTTCCCCTACCTTTTTGAGTGACCCAACACCACGAGATGAAATTCCAAGTGTTACACCTTGTCTTAAAAGATTTGCAGCTTGGTCTCCCTTAGTTGATACTATTCCTCTTTCGTGAAAACCTGGTGAAGTTAATAATTTTAATTTACCAAGTAAAACATTCTTGTCCCACCACATATCTGTAATAATGTGAGAAACTCTGTCAAGGTCAATAAGAGAAGACTCAGGGTGATTTAATTCAGAAAGAGAAGTACCTCTTTTAATATAATTTTTAATATAGTTTTCAGATTCTCTTTTTAATATTTCTTCAGGATAAATTCTACCGTTTCTATTTGGAGTATTATACTTTTGGAGTACGGCATAAAATTCAAATGGTTTAGAATAATCTGAAGCGTTTAAATTTTCTTTGATAATTCTATCATTTGAAAATTCATTTGGGGATATATAACCCGCATCATATTCAATTAGAATTCCTTTACCAATCTCATTTGGACCAAGTATTTTAAAGTTTTGCATTTAATATTTTCTTTATAAATATTAAACTATATTCATTTTTACTTTGTCGTCATTTTTTGTTAAGTAAAAATCAAATAATTTTGAACTTTCGAATGCCTCTTTTTGTATGATTTTTATTATGTCCTTTATTGAATTTTTTAGTCTTATTGATTTAAAGTCAACTTTTTCTTTAATAAAGAAAGTAATTTCAAGATTCATAAAGGAGCGTTTGTTTAGCGCAATGCCACTTGTCCGTAAATCCATGTCGACAATATATTTTGATTCAAATATAAATTTATCAATAATTTCAGATAATAAATTTTTAACTACCTTTGTAAAATATGACACTTGTTTTGACCAATCTTCATAGTATTCTTTTGGTTCAACCCAAGATTGTATGTTAAGATAAATTGATTTTAAATTTTTTGCATCTACTGTTCCATATGAACATTTTAAATTTTTGTACCCCTTCAGCACACAGGATTTTCCTTTCTTCATTAACTTTGCATTCTTTCCTTTTATTTATATATTAAATCTAATAAAAAATAACACCGTAGTCAAAAAAATGCTAATAATAGAAGTCAAAAAAAACAATATTGAATCCGCTTTAAAAAAGTTTAAAGGTAAGGTTATCAAAACTAAATTAATTAACCAATTACAAGATAGAAAAACATACAAAAAAAAGTCTGACGCTAAGCGAGAGACTTTAAAAAATGCAATCTATCTTCAGAAAAAAAAATCTGATTTATAGTCCTTGATTGAGTTGGAGGAGTTTTATGTATTCTTTTTTAGAATATTCTGACTTTTCAACTCTTTCTTTGGTTTCACTCAAAATTGTTTTAAGTTCATCTTGTGATTCTGAAATTAAGGAGTCAATTTTTGAAATTGTCGACTCCTTTAAAGAATCAAATGAATCTTTAGTTTTTTCTGATTTTAGTACTGAAAGTACTTTTTCTCTATCAGATTCGTTAAGTCCCTCAAGAGCTTTTTGTACAGTTGTGTTAGCTATTTTAACCATACTCTTGAGTGGAACTACTTTTTTGGATTCTTTAATTATTGGAGTTTTCATTAAAGATTCAACAATTTGTTTTTTAGCAATTGATTTTTTTTCAGGATTTAATTCATCACCATAAATTAAATTATCAATTATTGTATAATTGTTTTCTTTAACTAAACCTCTTGTCCACTTAACAATCTCCTCCATTGTTATATCAGAAATTTTTAAGTTTTTTGATTCACTAACCAAATCATCAATCATGTAGATTGCGGTTTCTTTATCCAAAGATTTGTTTTCTTTTAGTGTATCATATATAAAATAAAGTCTTGAGAAAGATTTATCTTTTAAAATTTTGGACTCAAATAATTTCATATCTTTGACCAATTTCTTATCAACAAATGACTTGATAAGTTTATTTTCTACTAAAGTTTTAATTACTCCGAATCTCATTTTGTTATTTTATATTATAAATATCAATCTTTTAATAAGGAGTTCAATTTATCTTCCATTTCGACCAAAGATTCTCTCGCTTTACCCAAATTAATTATTTCATCACCATCTACCATATCTTTTTCCAAAAGAATGTTCATATCTCTTGATAATGATTCAGGTGTTACTCCGGCTCCTGCCTCAGGCGCTGGAGATTCAGGAGGTAGTGGAGATTCTCCAGGAGGGGCGGGTAAACCTCCAGGTTCTGTACCACCCTCAGCAGGTACCCCTGCCGGTTCACCTTCTTTCTTACCATAAAGCTTATCCAAATTATCAAATAAACCTGTATGTGTAATAACTTCAGCGGTTTTCTTGAGTTCTTCGCCAACGGCTCTTTCTATTCTTTGTTGTTGCAAGTCAAGTTTAATTTCTTCATCACTGAATCCAAGAATATGTTTTTTAGCCCAAGATTGTGATACTGCAGCAATTCCTGAACCAGGGTCTGCAACCAAATCTTTATACAAAAGAATTTTTTCTTTCCATACATCAATTCTTAAAAGGTCCGCTTGAGTTGATGAATTTGTAAGTGACAAAGTAAAGTTGCCAAGTTCTTCCTCAAATCCAAGAATAAATAAGTGAATAATTGCAATTTTATTTAATTCTTGAATCATACCCTTTTGAATACGATTAATAGTTCTTGCAAAACGAATATCTTGGAGAGATAAGTTTTTACCATCACCTACAGTTTCTTCAAATCCAAGGAATGCCTTTGGTACACGAAGAGCTGTCAATAATTTCTTTTGAATATATTCAATGTCGGCAATTTCTGACAAGTTTTGAGCACCAGCTAATGTCTCAATTGGGGACTGCTGAGCTGGGTCACGAACAGGAACGAAGTAATCTTGGTCAACGGCCATTTGATTAAATCTCATGTCCACATTTCCTGTTTTATGGTCAACAACTTGGTCCCTCTTAAATTTGTTTGCAAATCTTTGGATATATGGTTCAACATCCGCATCATCCATATTTCCGACAAATACTTTAAATATTCTTCTCTCTGGAGCTCTTGATGTTCTGTAAATTAACATGGCATCTTCAGATAAAAGAAGTTGTTTCCAAATCCTTCTTGCCTTTTCAAGCATCGAAGTACCATAAGGTAATCTTCTATCATCTCCAAGTAATCTAAAGTGAGCGACTTCCCAAGTATTAAATTCTAAATCTTTTTGTTTCCACTTAAACTTAGTATGTTTTTTTGTTGGGTTTGTTTCAGAGTCAGAGGACTTAGCTCCCATACCCGATTCCAATCTTTCAATTTCAATGATTGGCAATTGCATACAACCTGTGACTCCTTTTTCAGGGTCAAGTTTTAAATAAACAAAATTATCACCGTACTTACAAGTGTTTCTTGTCCACATTGGAAGGTTGGTGTTAATGTCGAGATTATTATTAAAAAGGTCGGCTAGTATTGATTTAATTCTTCTTGATTCAGAATAAATCTGAAGAATGTAACCATCTTGATTAACAGTTGTTGATTCTTCGGCGTATATATCTAAAGCCGCTCCAATCTCAGGAGTAAATTCCATTGATTCATAATCATAGAATGAAGATAATCTGGTCGGTTCATAGTATACTGCTTGGGTGTATAGATTGTGCTCAATTTTTGACCACTGATTCGCAAGGTAATAATTTTGCTGAGCCTGAAGTTTTTCTCTTTCAAATTCCTGCTTTGAGGTTGTTCTAAGTAATTCTTTTTTATCGTACTTGTAGGTAGGATAATCTTGTCCTAGTAAAGAATTAGGTCCAAATGCTTGCGATAACCTTTGCCAAACTGTTAATTTATTATTTTCCATTAGTAAAAATTAATCTTTTTTGTATAGATTATAAATAGTTGGAAAAATAAGTTTTATGTTCTCGTAAATGTTGTTAGAGAAAAACAAGAAAATACGAAATTACCTGATGTGCCATAATTAACTCTGACTTGGAGATTGTAATTTCCTGCTCCTAAATTTGACGGAAAGTTAAATGTTGTTGATGTTACAGTTTGACTAATAAAATTAAAGTCTGAGGTTAATTTGTATTGTACTAAAAAACTTGCTGGAGCAATAGTGCCTAAAATAATTGTCCAAGTAATATTGTTTAGAGCTTGATTATACGCCCCAAACGCAACATTTTGGGTTGTGGTTACGGTGCAATTTCGATTGGGACCAATAAGTTCAGCGTAAGCACTTTGTGACATTGAAGTTCTACCACAATTCAAAAAATCTGTAACATTCTGCACATTTTCTAATTGTATTTGAACGTTAATTAATGATGTATTAAGAACTATACCATTTATTATTGAATCAACATTAAGACTAGTTAAACCACAGCTTCTAAAACTCAATTTTAATACTCCTGATTGTAAATTATTAAAATTTGTTAGACTAAAACTATTAGTAAAATTGTTATAGTCTAATATTAAAGTTCTGATGTTTGGGTTTGACGCAAAATTATTACTTGCAAATATACTACCAGTACTAGTAAATGCACATTTATATAAATCCAAAGTTTCTAAATTAGTACATAAATTTAAACTAGTGATAGAATTAAACGTTGGAACATTATTACTTGTAAAACTTGTAATTGTTGAATAATTTACTAAAACTATTGAGGTAAAAGTATTTGCATTAGTTGTAACTGATGCTTCGTTAGATAAATTAATTGTTCTAATTAGATTATTTAAAGTCGGGGCAAAAGCTGTGATTCCGCAATTTCCCGCATTTAGTGTAGCTATATTTTTATTTGAAAGATTGTAATTAAAATTACCAAAATTGTTACGATTAATTCCTTGCCAACCAGGAGAACTACTAGCTCCGATTGGACCGTCTACATCATCACTTGTTAAACCTATTGTTAGAGTAACACAACTATTTGGAATTGTAGGTAGAGTAGTTAATCTATTAGAATTTAAACTCAAGGTTCGAATTGAATTTGGAAGAGTAAATAATGAGAAAGAATCGTTAGTTAATCTGTTTTTGCTTAAATCTAAAGTTTGGAACTGTGACCCAAAAGCAGAACCAAGGGTATTTGTAAGTG